TATAAAATCTCCAAAATCCTTTGGAGCCATAAACTCACCGGAAAAAGATTCTCCGTACTTACTCAATTCTCGAATCGTCCAGAGCCAAGCATTTGTGCGATCCTTCATCCGGCGTTCGCCGAACTCGGCCCATATTTCTCCCCATATTTTCTTGGGCGTCCCTACTCTTCTCGCTGCTTCCCCGCTTCCGGATGCATGTCCGTTCGGAATCTCGGATGCAACGATCCCTCCGAGGCTTCCCTTGCCAGTGTTGCCTCTTGGGTCAGGCGGTCTTCGAGTACCGCGTTTTCCTCGTCCGAGCGCACCGTCCGCTGACGCACCGCTCTCTGCGCCGCTATCCCTTGCGCTATCCGTTGGTTCTCCTCGGGTGGTTTTGACCATGCGTGCGCTTCTGGGCTGACGACAATCGCTCGCCCGCTCTCCGTGGTGCAACGCATCACAATCTCGCACGTAGCCTTATCGAAGTCAACGAGTAAGAACACGCCGCGCTCCATGTTGTCGTAGTTTCCGGCCTTCACACGGATTTCTCCCTTGTGGTCGTGCAGCAGAGCCACGAGCAATCGGGCGATCACCTTCGGGTCATTTGGGTCGAGCGAATGTGCCGGCATCAATCCACCTCCATCATGTTTTCCGCTGAGAATGTACCGCGTTCGATTGAGCGAATGATCTTGGCGTAGTGTCTCTGCAAGGCTGTCTTGGCGTCGTCGAGCACTACGTCTCCCCGCGCGTTCATTTTGGCGAGGGCTTCGGCTTCCATCTCGGAGTCCTTGTCCTTCGCACGATTCGGTGAGCGCGGCGGAGCCCAATGTTTCATGGCGAGATAGCCCAAAAGCGCGGCGAAAAGTAAATCGTCGTGGCCTTTGCGAACGTCGATGCGTCCGCTGTCTTTTCGGCTGCATAGTTCGATCTGCGATGCGAGTTGCTGATCGTACACCGTGACTCCAAAATCCCCATCTGTTGCGGAGCCTTCACGCAAGGCGATGCGGAAATACTCGAACATCTGCGAACGGATATAACTGCCGATGTCCGTCCACAGAGCTTTCGATTGCACGGTGCCGCCCATCTTGTCGTCCTTGCCCTTGTAGCGATAGAGCAAGGGGTAGCGACACGTTTCGCGCATCGTGTAGAGCGCGCCCGATCCGTAGCCTCCGGTCAAGTCGCCGTTGACCATTGCGCGGTTGTACCAACGTCCGAGAGAGTTCGCATGGAAGCCGACGACTTCGGGCGTGCAGTAATCGTTGAAGCTAAAAACTTGATGGCCCGTGGTTCCGTCCCATCCGCACATCGCCGTGAAGTCTCGGCCTTCTTCGCCGCGCGCCGCGTCGAGTCCGATGTAGTAGTAGTGGCCGTGAATCGGATTCTCCCAAATCAGGAGTGTTCCCTCTGAGTGCTGTTTCCGTTTGAGCGTTCCGTCCTGGGATTGTTCGATGAATCCGCGCCACTTCGGTTCTTTCAGATTCGCGCGCGCCCATTTAATTTCTTCGATCTCAAAGGCGGGATAGCCGGAAGCGATAAAAGATTCTTCTGCGGTCGTCGCGTACTCTTGGTGGAAAACTGAAATCGCCCCACCGCATTCAGGAGACGCGATCTTGAGTCTGCGCCATGCAAGCTGTGACTTATTAAGGCCACGTTGCATCAAGTCCTTTTCTTCTTCGTCTGCCGGAGCGTCGGAGGCGTAAGATTCGTCGGCTCGGCAATCAGGGTCATCAACCCAAGTCAGAAACTCCGCTTCCCATTCGCTGTCTCCGCGAACGGCCGCCCAATACATATCGTAAAACATCTCGCCTTGACCGTCCCTGCCGTTCGGAGTCGATTCGATGATTCCGATTGTATCTTTTCCGGTGGAGAGCGCGGGCAGCATGGACACGAAAGAATCCGGGGAGATGTAGTGAGCGGCCTCGGAAGCAAGCAGGCCAGAGAGCGTGAATCCCCTGCCTGAGGTATCCTTGCCCGCCGTGATGATCTGCATGATGGAGGGCGCACCTTGATGCGGGAAGCGAATTTCTCTTTCTACCGCGTCAATCCCGAGCCACGGAACGGCCTCAAGAAACGTGCGTGGCGTCTGCATCAATTCCTTCGAGGTCTTGAACTCGTGCGCGACAACGAGCGAGTGGGAGCTTGGTAGCCAGAGATTGTGGCAAAAGAGAACTGCGGTCGCCCACGAGGAACAGGTTACGCGCCGCGCCTTGTTGACGACCAGGCGAACAGGCTTCCCGCGCGCCTGCATGTCGGCGGCGTGCTGGTGGAGTTTTTTCTGGTTGTACTTGAACTTGAATGGAACGCGCGCGTGGCTGCGAAGGTCGCGGATTGGCAATCGAGAAAGGAACGTCTCTACGGCTGCGTAATCCATCGCCTACTTCTTGGCTTCCGAACCCTGGGCACCTTGGCTGTCGCGCACGTACCCATTCCAGCACAATTCAGAGCAGAAGTAGAAAATGCGGAAGTGCTCTTTCCTGTCCGCGCCCATCGGATTGCGATTATCCTTCATTACGTGGCGGTAGAAGTATTTCGGCATCCCGTTCGAGCCGAGTCCTTCAAGATTCTTTCCGCAGCGCGGTCCTGAGCACTTCATGTTCTTTTCGCTCGTGACGCGATCGTTGATGATTCCGCCGCCCGCTTCAGTGATTTTGTGGAGATCGGCCAGGTAGTCCAGAGCTTTCTCGATCGGCAGGGAGTGGAACGGCTCGATGAACTGCTCGTAGTTGTCGCGCACGGCTTCCCATCGGGCTTTCGCGGCGACGCGGCCGGCCTGTGCGAGTTTTTCCTGTCCGTTGGTTTTTGCTATGGCTGCTTTTGGCATGAATTATCTCCCGGGGACTGCTCCACCGCCGCCCATTCCAGACAGCAGCACCATCGCAGTATCCACCATCTGTTGACGGCATGGAACGGAAAAGTTTAGACCGAAGCGTTCAAGACGCGCAGCGAGTTCGTCCATTTCCTCGCGGATGGCGTTTACGATGTCGTCCTCTGTGACGCGGCCTTGAATTTGGTTTCTCTGTGCTGCCTGATTTTCTTGGAGCGGGGGAGCGTAAGTTCCGGGTGGGTCCGGTATGTGATCGACCTTGACCGTCTCGCGCTGCTCCGGCGCTCCGGGAACGATACCGAATTGATCGGCCAATTTCTGATTGTACTTGAGAGCGGGGCGTCCTCTGCGGGGTTCGGGCATTAGGTGAAGAACACCTTTCGAGATTCGCGCGCTCTACGCGCGGCGGCCTCTTTGAGCATTTTTTCTTCGGCTACCCGGAATTGGCTACGCGCTTTGGCTGTCGGCTTCGACGTTACGAACGTGACTTCACACGTTTTACAGAGCATCGACCAGAAATCCTCGCCCTCTTTTTGAAGGATGACTTGGGACTTCTTACAGTTTCCCTTTTTGAAGTTTGGGCAAAGCGGCATTTCCGCCATGCCCACACCCTATCACACGCGAATCTCTTGTACAAGCGGCTTGGTTATGAGACTATCGAATTCGTCATGCCGAAGAAAAATAAACCGGACCTCCCGCCCGATGTCACCGAATACATGGCGAGCCTCGGACGCAAGGGCGGCGCCAGTAAGAGTGAGGCGAAAGTCAAAGCCGCCCGATTGAACTCCGAGAAAATGCTCGAAGCCCGTTGGAAGGGAAAGAAGTACCGCGGCAAAATTGCCAAGCGAAGGGAATCCAAGAATGCCTAGCGACTTTCATCAGCAGGACGTAATCGAGACTGTTCGCAGTACGACGATACTGATAATAACGAAGTGCGTGGAATCCAGACTTGCCGAATTAACGCGCGACGATTTAGAGAACCGTCTCAGAATTCTCATCCGAGAAGAATTGTCTTCGCTTATGAAAACGACTGAAGAATTGTTCGTGAAGCGGGTAGCGGAGTCTCTTGTCGAGGCTGTTCAAAATAAATTACAGGAGCCGACCAATGGACACTCCTGAAACGACTCCAATCGAAAAGAACAGCACCGAACCGGGCGAAGTTCTGGTGATCGCGCTCAAGCGCCCGTGGGAAGTGGGGATGGGCGGGAACATCGAAGACCCGTACCTCAAGCTCGCCATCCTCTCCTGTGCTTTGGAGATGGTTCACATCGAAATCCGGTTGATGACGAACGCGCTGATTGCCAAAGCGCAGGCCGACAACGAGCGCACTCGTAAAATAGTGGACATGGCGAGCCAGCGGAGACGCGATGCCTGAGAAGGTCGATGTATTCGTTCGCGTGTTCGCCATCTCTGATGGAAGTCTGCGCGGAGATTTGAGATGGGGATTGACGCAAGCTACCATCGCGCGCTGGCTGATGCAGAAGGATATTAACCTCACGCTGTTGTGCGCCGGGGCGATCATCCGAATCGAGGGTGCGGAATCCGTCCTTCTCCCCGAAGAAAAGTTCCACATGGAATCGAAGCGCGAAGCTGAGAAGCGCGCGCAAACTTCCGTGTACGTTATCGCGGATGATGACATCCTAATTTTGGGAAAAGACTTCATCGAGCGTGGCCTTGAGGCGATGCAGATAGAGCAGGATTATGGAATTCTTGGAGCTACAAGTATCTGCGACGGGCCATATCCAGCAGGCAAGCCGGTTGGTTCTCCCTATCGGGGCAATGACATGCTCCGATTGACAGCGGCGGCACAAGCGGACAATTACATGGATCCTCTTCACACGCCCGGAGGTGTTCTTTTCGTGCGAAGAGGCGTGTTGAGTCCAGAAAACTTTCCAGAATGTGAAGCCGACCAAGTGGACGACACCATAGCAACGGCAGTTGAATTG